TCGCCGCAGATAAGGGTGACGACGTTAAAACGATAAATACCCCACGTAAAAAACCCGAACGTCAGAAAGACGACGATGTCGAACTAGTCACCGTTAAACAACTTGCAAGCATGTACGGGATTGAGTCTAAGAGGGCTCGGAAGTTGTTACGTGGTCTGTTTGATAGCGCAGATGGTAGGTGGGAGTGGGCGGTAGGCGATCCCACACTTAAGATCATCCACAAGAGCTTCAGGGAGAAGTTCGGGGAACCAGAGGTTGATTAAGCCCGACCAAGTGGCCAGGGCGTTAGATATCTTGGCATTACTTGCAGTGGACGATACAGCAGCAAAAACAGGGTTTGCTAGTCGTAATGCAAAAGGAGAATGCCCATACTGTGGAGGTGATCAATGGGAATGGATCGACGGAAAATGGTTAGTGGGCCACGACGTAAACTGCCCCATAATCAAAGCCCGAGACTTAATGACCGAGATCATCAACGACTTATAGACTTAGCTGTCATAGTAGTATCCACAGTTGGAGTAGTAGGGTTGATGATCCTGTTGATTTACATATGGATCAAGTTTATGGTCTATGAGATAGGAGGTTAAAGTATGGCAACGATAGACAAGACTCTAATACTAGACGCTATCCAAGAGGGTTTAGACTTATTAGCTGACTCTGAAGAGCCCTGTCTGCTTATGGACGAGAACCCCCTGAGTGGTTGGGATAAGAGCGATGGGGCTCTTTGGTTGAGCCTGGAAGATTCGATGGGCCTTGTACACACTATCAAGATCACAGTGGAAGAAATACCACCGTGGAAGGAGGACAAAGATGAAGAAGATATTCTGTGATAGATGTCAGCACGAGCTAGGGACCTTGGAAGAACAGGAGAAGGTATTCGAGGATGGAGACTATGTGGTAAACCTGACTTACAGCACAACGGAGGACCCCACAGATGATACCCTCGACTTATGCGCTGATTGCGTGATTGCAATCATCCGCAAGTCATTAGAGCTCGACGCTGAGGTAATAGTATGAGCAACGAAGCTTTAGCCCTGCTCATGGTCGGACTAGTACTGGGCTTCTTGTCAGGCAGGAAAGCATACAAGAGGAAAGCTCATATCTACCTCTACCAAGGTAGTGCTGATGGTTACTCGCCCGTGATAGTAGCCCAGTCTTATGAGTCTAAGGAGAATGCTATGAACATGGTAGTTGCGAGATACGATATCAGTAAAGACCGCATCACAATACAGTATATGGGCCGGGGGGAAGAGGCCCTACTATCAGGAGGTATGAAGTGAAGAAGGATCTGCCCCGGATCTGCCCCAGATGTAGCTTAGTCTACCACGGTTACTCGGCCTTGAGCGGAGCTGACAACAAAACAGAAATATGCCAGACCTGTGGAATCACAGAATCACTGGAGGTAGCAGCCTTAGCAGGCAAGGGGGCTAGTAGAGAGGATATTCGTAAGCTATTGATGGACAGGTTGTGTAGTAATCCCATCGAATCTATATCAGCAGAGCAGATGAGACAGCTGAAGAAGTGGGGTGTACAAAGACATACCTGGCCCCAGTGGATGTCTGTTCTAGCTGAGGAGGTTGGAGAAGCAGCACAAGAGGTTAATAAAACCTTTGAGTCTGGTCATAGCACTTTGCTAGAGTCTCAGCATAGAGTTAAGCTGAGACGAGAGCTAATCCAAGTAGCTGCTGTGGCAGTAACCTGGGTAGAACAACTAGATGAAGAGACAAGTAAGGAGAATAACTCATGCCCAGGAAAGTCAGACGAGCACTAGAGTTAATACTGCTGATAGTGATGACTATACCCATACTCTGGGTTGTGATCATGATCGTGAGATTCTTGTTCTGTACGATAGTATCTACAGAGCACTGGTATATCTGGTAGACAATAGGAGGGCGAGATGAAACCGGTATTGTTTAAGGGATTTAACCACATACTGAAGAGGCCCAGCAACATGACAGAGGAAGAATGTGCTGATCTACCTGTACACGTAGATGGCAGATATGCAATCAGCTGTTGGCGATTGAGCTGGAAAGACCTCATACAAGTTATCATACACAGGAGAGTTTGGTTGTGGGTATACAGTCGAGCACATCCTCCTGTATCGGTAGAGGCTAACAGTCCGTTTGAAGAACGAACCAAGTTCTGGCAGTTGAAAGCAGGAGGTAAGAAATGAGAAGATGGTGGGAGTTCTGGAAGAATAGACCACAGAGATACTGTAATGAGTGTGCTCATTATGCTAGGATTAACGACCGAATCGTAGTTATGTGTTTAGCTGACGAGACCACAGACTGGGCTACAGGCAAGATTAGCATCAGCCCTGTACCTTGCTATGAGCGTAATGTCATGGGATACTGCAGGAGGTTTAAAGAACAGAATGAAGTGTAACAAGCGACATTGCCCCAAGTGTGGGGGCCACAGTGGCTGGACAAGATACAGCTGGGGCCAGGATAAAGACCGACACGCCTGTATTAAGTGTGGTCACACCTGGTACACGAGAGTTGGTGAACCACCAGAAGAGTGTACTGAAGGAAAGAAGCAGGTAGCACCTATAACCGAGCTCGTCAAGTGTAAGGTTGCTATGAAGTCTGCTTATAACGAAGTCTGTGGAGCAGAAGTACCGTTGAGCTTAGCTTATAGCCACTGCGCTCATGATCTCAAGGTGGTTGAGAAGATCAACCAAGCTCGTAGGCTACGCTCTGAGTTAGAGGCTAAGATGTTAGCTATCTGTCAAGAGTTAACTGAACAGATGGCTAAAGAGAACAGCAAGATGAAGAGCCTAACTAGAGACGGACAGGTTAAGCTGATTCCCCTAATGGGCCCGTTGGATGACCCCAGCGATGTTTAGTCGGGGAGACACTGTGAAGTTGAAGCCCGTCGAGGGAGTCCCACAGATGTGGTGGGGTAGAGAGGCCTTAGTGGTGGGAGTTGTAGAGGCCAAGGCATACCGAGGGTATCACCTAGTTGTGGGAAGCTTCAAGTTGTTCGCCTATGCTGAAGAAGTTGAGGAGGCAAGTTTTGAGTAGTCTTCAGGGGGTGGTGCGCCAGTTCACCACCTGTACACCACTGTATGGTGGGCTTACACCACTGTCTGGAGGGATTAGCACGTTATCCACAGTTCAGGTTGACTGGTTGAGCTTGGTAGACAGTCTTAGAGGGGGTGGTGAACTAGTGGTGCGGTCAGTGGTGAGGGTGGTGCGCAATCCCGTGGGTGATCTCAGAACTCTGGGGGTGATGACTGGAGAGAGACTGAAAAACCTGTGGGTGAGATATGTGGGAAGTAGTTATCAGAGGAGATTTATGGGTGGTGAGGGGGTGGTGAGGGTTTTCACCACTGACTGTCCTAGATACTTTTGGTAGTGGTGAAAGAATAATATTGTACCCCCCTTTAGGGGGGTAATATTGTTCACCACCCATAAAGGATGGCGCGAAGACCTGGTTTTTATGGTTAATTTTTAGGGACTGGTAGTAATCTTAGTTGTAGTTTAGTTAGTTGTTAAATAAATGGGGGTGATTAGGATGATAAGGGTTACTCAAAGTAAGGGTGGAGTTAAGGGAGTTAAGGAATACGAAATCGTAGGGAGACTGTGTCCGGGGTGTATACACTTAAGGGAGAGGGAAGTCAGGATTAAGAGGATCTATAAGGATGGTAGGGAGGTAGAGGGAGTCGGTAAGAGGGTCTGGTGCGATGTTTATGTCAAGATGTACTGGGAACTGATGGAAATGGAAGACGGTGGGGTTGGAGGGAAACTCACTGAGACTGATAGGGTATCAAAAAAGCTTATTAGCCTACTTTCACGGGGGGATGAGGGTAAGTGTAGGGGGTACTCAGATGATTTTATCGTGGAGTTTAATAGGCTTCTAGAGCAAGTTCAATATGTTAAGTCTCATGGAGGACGAATCGACAGAGCATTGAGGGAGGAGGTTCGTAGAGCCATTGAGAAAGTTAAGGTGCTTGCTAGGGACGTTCCAGGCTGGGAGAAGGTGTATTATGGAGAAATCCACAAGAAGCTGGTCAAGTTCTGTGGAGAGAAGAGCGAACGCACTCACACAGGGGCTCCTGCTAAAGGGAGGAATCGGATGAACGATGCTCTGTGGGGAGAAGTTGGGAAGAAGTGGTACAGGGATTAGGGTATTCTCTGCAAGCTTCGAGGTGAGTCTCAAAAAGCCTGGTCAAGCCTGGTCCCACAGGGGATTACAGGTAGTGCGCGAGTATATAGCAGTCTTCGGTACTCAGGATTGGATCTCATGGATTGGGTGAAAAAAGTTAAAAAACTTGCAGCAAAACTGTTTACAAGAAGCACAGGATTGTGGTATAATTAATCATAATCAAATTAAGGGAAACGCATTGGGATATACCCTTAACCAATTTCTCACTAGGAGGACTAAGATCGTGGCAAAGAAAGAAACAGCAAAGAAAGAAGCAGTAAAGTACATCGGCGTCGTTGAACTGGCCGAGAAGTTCGGGATCGAGGGACGCAAACTTCGTATCATGCTCCGGAATCTGGGCTTGGTAGCTCCGAGACTCGAGGGCGTCGAGGGCTTCGGACCTCGCAGCAAGTACACCTGGGTCGATGGCTCGAAAGAGCTCAACGAACTGATCAAGAAGCTTACGCCGGTCGTCGAGGCATTCAAAGCCCGACAGGAAGCCATCGCCGAGCACGTCGTTCAGGCTACTAAGAAGCAGAAGAAAGCGCCGAAGCACCCGTCCACCGAGGAGGAATCCGAAGAGGAGGACGAGGACGACGAGGAGTACGAAGAAGAAGAGATTGAAGATGAGGATGACGACGAGGAAGAGGAAGACTAAACGCTTTCCTTCCACCTCCCTCAAGGGTACCGCTTAAGCCATTGGGCGGTACCCTGCCCAACAACTTAGGACTTCAATCGTAGCATAACCCAACTCTCTAGGTGGGTGCCTGTGGACAATGGTCCCCCTCGGTCAATGGACCAGAAGATCTCATACATAAACTCTTGAAGTCCTGTGGAGTTTGAGATTAAAAAGAGTCTCAAAAATAGTTTACATTTGATTAGGGTGGTGGTATAATTAATTATAACGAAAACGTCGAATACGACGATTGGGAGGCACACAATGGCAAACAAGATATCCGAATACTTCGAAGAGCTCAAAAAGAAAACTCAGCTCTACCCAGACGACGATGGCTACGACCTCTTCGCAGGCACCCAACTTGGGACCACCACTGATTCATTACTCAACCGGTTCCAAGAATTCCTCGCTACCACCTCTACCGAGGACATCGACACGTGGTTTGCCGAGGCACACAAACCGATCGACGACTTCACCAATCAAGCCGACAAAACGATTCACGGTTCACTGGATAGCTGGCTCCTCAACGTGAACCAAGCTACACTACGAATCGTCCGAATCCGAAGGCTCTTAATCTTCGCTCAAACCGAATATCGAAGCACCGACTTTTCTCTCAAGTTTCTTACCGATCTCATCTACGAACTTCACGGGGACGACCCCGAGCTGTTCTGCTAAAGGAGGCACACAATGGCAAACACAGACTACAAATACACGTATCGCAAGATCTACATGCTTCAACCGGTCATCACGATTGACCTCGCAGACTTAACCCGGTATGCTCAATCACTCCCCGAGGAGGAAATAGGCTATTCTCTCGATGAAGATCCGATAGAGGCCTACGAAGGCATACTATCACTTCTTGGGGAAGCTCACCAGGCTCTCGACTACTTCGATATTAAACAATCTGGGCACTCTATCCACTATCCTGCTTATCTTGATCTGGGGCTGGCTTCTAAGGTGGTCCAGGAAGCCGACATCATACTCGACGAGCAAGGTCAACTCACTAATGAAGAATTGGACCCTTACCAGTTCATCAAGACTGCTGGTCAATATATAGCCGATGGAGATCCTGACTCAGGCTATGCTCAGATGATGGGGCTCGACTACTACCGAAAACTGCTCAGTGGATACGTCGGGGGCGACGACACAGTCTATGATTATCACAATTCATACGTAATCACCATACTCGAGCTCCTCCAGCACTACGTGGGACATGCAGTTCTTCAGTAGACTCGAAAAACACCGCCCGGGTGCTTTCTGCCCGGGCATTTCTCTGTGGGACGTTCTGGTCAATGGACCATGGACCTTATACTATATACTAATCAACCGAGTAACCCCAACGATACGTTTAAGGAAACCCCAGTTGCTTGGTCAAATTTCGTCACAGAGAGCTGTGTACCCAGTAACTAATATATTTTCAGGGGTGCACTGTTCTGCATGGGAAATCCGCGCACTGCAACAAATCAACGGCTAAATCGTAGCACCTCCGGACTTCTCTGCTGCTATCTATCCTGTGGATATACTGGTCAATGGACAAGGAGCTACTGATTAGTTCCTCAATCGTAAGAGAGCCAGCTGATTCCCTGCAGAATCTTAGCACGTCCTGACTCTGCCCTCTCCATACTCACGTCGTATACGGGGGATATTTCGTCGTATTCTTCACACTTTCGTCGTATTTGTCGATATTTCGTCATATTCGTATCGTTTTTTCGTCGTATTTACGATTTTTTCGATTTAACGATTTTGTCGTATTTGTAAACGTTTGAGACGTAAAAATACGATAAAACGGTGAACGACGAAAGGCGACGCGAAACGACGCGATAAAATATATGTTGACACTACGCGAAAATATGGTAATATGTATTTGCGTATAGCGCACAAGCGTTATATGGTAGGACGCACATTTACAACCAAAAGGGAGAACAAAACAATGGCAACTACTGTTACAACTGAAGTCGTCAAGGATATCAAGCACACTGCAAAGGGCGAGGTCGTTTACATTCGACATCTCGCAGATGAGTTTGAAATGAGCGATAAGCGCATCCGATCACTGTTACGCAACAGTGGCAGGCATGGTAAGGACTACAGCGCAAAGGGTATCTATGGTTGGCGCGAGGGTAGTAAAGACCTCCAAAACGTTCGTGAACTGCTTTCTAAAGCATCTGAGGGAGTTACATCGTTCAACGAGATAGACCCCGACACCATCAAAGCACGATTGGCAGCAAAGAAGTAAACAAACGAAACACGCTTATGAACCTACCACATAAGCGTGTTTTTTTGCGTCTACATTCGCCTTTACGATGTGTCTACCCCCTAAAACGACTATAACCTCATACGACGCTAACCCCGACGGTAAAACGACGTTACGACGTTCGATTATCGCGTATACCCTACGATTTTACGTATCTTCACCCTCGTATTTTCGTTAAACTTCATTATTTATTCCTTAACCCTTTCGTCGTATTTACGATTCTATATACGACAATACTATTAACGATTACGACGATACGACGACAAACGATATTTAACGATTTCGTCGTATTTATCGTCATTTTGTCGTCAGCCCAAACGACCCCCGTCGTATTATATGCTACCTGCCTTCCCACCAGACGACCTGTACCAGAATACCAGTCCTCAAGACTATAGGACTGGGGACTGGGGGCTTTTGCTCGATGCGCGGATTGCTCGAAAACCTCACCTGCCCTTTCGATTTCCACCGCTGGGACCGAAAACCCAGACCCTGGCAATCTTGCCACTTGACTGTGGAGAGGGTAAAGCAGCCTCTGAGACTGTGGTAAAAATAATTGCAGCTTTTTTTCCTCAAAACTATTTACTTTTGCAGCTCAACTGTGGTACAATAATACATGAGGGTTCTAAGTGTTTTTAGTTCCACTCAACAGAGGGGCACTCAGTCAAGGATTGACTGTTCAACCGTTCTACTCTCATACCGAGAAGGGCGGTTGATCTCATGAGTGCCCCTATATATTATAACGTAAGGAGGCTTGGAACTGTGGCCAAGATCAAGAAGCAGAAACTTAAAATTCTGGACCCCGGTCCAGGTCATAGGAACAACATTGAGGATCACGGCAGTATCGTCATCCAGAAAGCTACGGCTGAGAGCCACAAGATTAGGCTGGGGTTGATGAAGCCGGAGGAGAAATCGCTCACTGACAAGGAGGTCTTGTTAGCTGAGCAATACGTGATCCACGGCGACTACCACCGTGCGGGCATGGCAGCAGGCTATGCTAAGATGAACGCGCGAGTCTCAGCGATGAGGAACCTCAAGAGGCCGCACGTCCGGGCGTATGTGGAGAAACTTCGCAAGGAGCGGGCTAAACGATGTCGGGTGACTTCCGATCAGGTGATTGAGGAGTTGATGAAGATTGGCTTCTCTAACATCTGCGATATCATCTCTTGGAACGCCAACAAGAAAGAGATCACCCTGAGGTCGTATGACTCTATCCCAGACTCTGTGAAGGCCTGCATACAAGAGATTTCAGAGTCACCGGGGCCTAGAGGCAGGGGCAAAGTGATCAAGCTGAAGCTTTACGATAAGCCGCAAGCTCTGACCCAGATCGGTCGGCACCTCGGCATGTTCACAGATAAGGTGCAACACGGTGGAGAGGTGGACGTCAAGAACCTCTTCGAGCATCTAGCTAAGCTAGACCGTGGGGTCTAGACCATGGCACTAGTCTCTAAGCATGAGCTGGGAGCTGAGGTCTTACTCCGCTACCAGTATGATTCTGTGGGGTTCGTGAGGGACTTCTTTGGAGTTGAGCCTGACGACTGGCAGATTGACGTGCTTAAGGCAGTGGATGATGGGGACAACGTGGCTATCAGGTCCGGTCATGGTGTTGGCAAGACGGCGTTACTAGCATGGATAGCTATACAGACTACCGCGTGCTTTCCCTTTTCTAAAGCACCATGCACGGCACCAACTCAGCACCAGCTTTCAGACTTGCTATGGGCTGAAATAGCCCTGTGGTTGAGTATGAGCCCACTGAAGGGGGCGCTCAAGTGGACGGCTACTAAGTTAGCCCCCCGTGGATATGAGGATGCCTGGTTCGCGGTCGCACGATCCTGCCGGATCCCAGAGAACTTGGCGGGGTTCCACGCTAAGAAGATCAGGTTCATCGTAGATGAGGGGTCGGGCGTCCCAGACAACATCTTTGAGGTGGTTGATGGAGCTCTAACAACTGAGGGCGCCCAGATGATCATGGCTGGGAACCCCACACAGCGCTCTGGTTACTTCTTCCATGCGTTTCACAAGAGCAAATCTAAGTGGCACACGGTACACATCTCATCAGAAGACAGTCCGAGGGTCAGTAAACAGTACCCCAAGGACATGGCTGAGAAGTGGGGCCGAGATACAGACGTCTACAGAGTTCGTGTTCAGGGCGACTTCCCGATGGCAGACTCGGCGTCGTTCATACCACTAGACATGGTAGAACGGGCCATCATGAACGAGGTCATGGTCTTCAAGGAAGACCCTGTGGAGATAGGCCTAGACGTTGCTCGCTATGGCGATGACCAGACGGTCTTTGCTATACGTAAAGGTCGTCGAGTTCTGCCTCTGGAAGCTCATCGTGGATGGAGCACTACTCAGATAGCTGGTCGAGCGATACAGTTGATTCAAGATCACTCAGTTGATGCTATCAAGGTGGACGACACAGGCGTCGGGGGAGGGGTCGTAGACATCCTCTCAGACACTATGGGAGAGTTAAGGTTAAACTGCAACCTGGTCCCGTGCAACAACGGTGGACCTGGGGATGACTCGTATCACAACGAGGCAGCTATCATGTGGGGTCATGTTAAAGACCTCATGAAGACTAATGACTTGCAGCTCCCAGACGATGACGAGCTTGTGGCACAGTTGACCACACGACACTACAAGCTAAGCCAGAAGGGCAAGATTCAGCTGGAACGTAAAGAGGACATGAAGAAGCCTCCACGTTCGCTACCTAGCCCAGACAAGGCAGATGCTCTAGCTTTAGCTTTGTTCGACCGATCGGTACCCCCGGCGGGTGAAGCTGTGGAGGTGGACGACAGTTGGGAGTACTACAGAGCCGAGAAGGCAGGAAGGGACTGGTATCACGATGCGGAAGCCGGTAGAACTATTAAAAGGGTTAAAGAGGCGGCTGGCCTCAGCAGAGATCGGAGCCGTAGAGCACGAGAGAGATTCTCTGGCTGAAGTTGTTAGGGCCATGGAAGCCGATGACCGGAACGCGGGTGCTTACCGTCGACTGACTTCCCGGGCTTCTGAGAAGTTGAACCCCCTGGACCAAGACACAGTCTTGAACATGATGCGGTATCTCTACTACGCTAATCCGATCTGCCGTAGACTTGTGGAGATTCCAGCTGACTTCAGCTATAACAACACAGTCAAGTGCAAGAGCGAGAAGGTCCAAGAGATTGTAGACAAGTTCTGGAACCATCCGTACAACAACATGCCTCTCTTCTCGGGGCAACTCATCGAGCAGTTCCACCTAGATGGGGAATTACTGCTGCCTGTGGAGGTGAATCCACAGGACGGGTTCGTGAAGTTGACCTACCAGGATGCAACTCGAATCAAGAAGATTGAGGCATTTGAGGATGATAATCGGTACATCGAGACTATTCATCTCAAGTCAGAGGACTTGAAGGAATCTAAGAAGTATCAGATCGTGAGGTACAGGGATGACACGTCAGCAAAGATTAACATTGGTGAAGCAAATACTGGCAATAGTAAAGAAGTTTCTGCTACTGGATTCAGGGTTGGGGAGGCTTTCTACTTCCGACAATGCCATTTAATAATGGGTAGGGGTCGGCCGCCCCTAGAGCCTGTGGCAGACTGGCTGGACGCTCATGACTACACGTTCTATGATCAGCTGCGTAACATTGCGTTGCAATCAGCATTTGTGTGGGATATTACCCTAAAGGGCGCCTCTCCCACGCAGGTTTCTAAGCGTAGGGCTGAAATCAAGGCTGAAGGGCCGCCCAAGCCAGGATCACTCAGGGTCCACAACGACTCTGAAGAGTGGAAGGCAGAAGCTCCTCAGCTCCAAGCAAGAATAGCCACTGACTTGCTAGTACAGGTCAGGAAGGTCGTAGGACTTGGCTCTGGTAAGTCTGAGACTTGGATGGCTGCTTCGGAGGACGTGAACAGGAACACAGCCCAGGTAGCTGATACCCCGCCTCAGAGGCATCTCGAGAGACAGCAATTCCAGCAAAGCCTGATGTTCAGCGAGATTATTGAGTTCGTCATCGACATGGCAATACTGCATGGTACTCTAAGTATTGCTAGTGAGGACGAACGTAAGTTTACTATCGAGCTTCCGGACCTTACTACAGCAGACAACCTGGCTACCGCCCAGGCTCTAGAAGCTGCAACAACAGCTGTGGAGAAGGGCCTTAACCTGGGTATCATCAACAACAAGACGGGTATTACACTCTTCTACAAGATATCTGGCCTAGATGAGCCTGAAACTCTGGAAGAAGACGTAGCTAGGGAGCGAGACGAGAGAGATAAACGTGCTTTCGACAAGCAACGTCAGGCAGCAGAATTAGTCTCTAAACAGCAGGAGGGCAAGCCCAATGAAGGTCCTAGTAGCAAGTCCGGTATGCAATAGAGCCTGGATCATCCGAGAGTTCTTAGCTTGTCTAGAGAATCTGGACAAGGGCGAACACCAGGTTGATTACTACTTCATAGAAAATGGCTCTACAGATGAGACTCTGGCGATCCTGTGGGATCACTGTGACAACAAGGACGGTTGGACCGTAGGCTGTATGGAACTTCAAGAGCCAGTCTATGACCGAGGAGAGAGTCCAGTAGAGTCGCTCAACCGACTAGCCAAGATTAGAGATAAGATCAGAACTCTGGCTATAGCCGGAGACTACGACTACCTCTTATCTGTGGACTCAGACATCCTGGTACCCACTAATCTTCTGGTAGACTTACTAGCTCACGAGCAGCACTTCGTGGCTGCTACTGTGGCTAATCCAGCCTAC